ATCACTGGCTGACTGAAGTCTTGATAATAACTTGCGGCTGTTGCGTAGCCCTCGGCAAAGTTGATGACCTTGCTGCTCTTCAAGATCTCTTTGCCTAGGATGAAAAAGCTTCCCGTTTTTTTTGAGCCAGTAAGAAACTTCTTGGAGCCGTCGGGGCTGATGTATTGAATGCCCACAATGGTCATCTGCGCGTCATACATAGGCAACATCAGTATGCCTTGGTCATTAACCCTGAGCCCGCCGTAGCTGAGGACTTCTTTCTTTTCTAAATAAGGGTGACGCTCACAAGGCTGCGCTTGGTCCCACAACGACTGCGCACGCTTAGCTGCCTTGGTATAGCTCTCTGCCTTTTTCACTTCTGCCAAGCGCTGTAATTCTTTAATCTCTTCTCGCTGAGCACTCGTCATTTTGAACCGCTTCTGGTTCTCTGGTTTCCATATCGCTGTTGGCTCGCTGGCGCTTACCCTATAATCACCTATCCGGCCAAACGGGACGCTTTGGTCTAGCCACAACTGATACCAGCCAACCAATTTACGAGCACCGCCTACGTTTATGTATGCCCGACCAATACTGCCGTCTGTCACCAAACCCTTTTTCGAATCCGGTTCCAATGAGTTGTCTGCAAGAAACCTAAAAAAATCAGTCGCATGATCCACTGTAAGCGGTCTATCAAAAACTTTCGGGGTTGGGCGACTGATTTTTAATGACATAGGCTTTGCTTTATTTGTAAGTTTGTGCATAATAGTATAAACATAAATAAAATTAACTCAAGACGTCGGAGGACAATAAAATGGGATTAACTATTTCGAGTAGTGGTGGCGCCTACGAAAACCTAGAGCCTGGAAGGTACAAGGCAACTTGCTACAAACTAATCGATGCTGGCACTAGGGAGGAGTCTTATCAAGAGGGTCCGTTAAGAAAGCGTCATATTGTTTATGTTTATTGGGAGGTTACGGCCAAACAGGAAATTGACGACGCTGAAGAGCACTGGGAACCAATTACAATGGACGACGGCAGATTGTTTTCTGCCTCTAAAAAATACACGGCCTCGTTGAATGAGAACGCTGCTTTATTCAAGGATCTGAAATCATGGCGCGGTAAACCGTTTAGTGATGTTGACCTAGCTGGCTTTGAATTGCCGAAGGTGTTGGGTGTGACTGCTGAGCTAGAGATGGTTAAGCAAGGTAAAGACTCAGACAAAGTAAAGGTCGAGGGCGTATACAAGCCAGATGGCGGTATGAAGAAGGTCGCCACGAAGAACGACATTGTACAGTTTGACATCGATGTTTATTCACAGGAATGGACCGGAAGCAACGAAAAGTCTAAGAGCATGTGTGACATTGTTGAAGAAATGCCACCTTGGATGAAAGAAATGATAGATGATTCGTTCGAAGTTAAGGCTGCACAAGCCAAAGCTCCCGCAGCTCCAACGAAAAAAAACGCTGATACCGGCGGGTTAGCCGATCTAGCTACGGATGAAATAGGCGACGAAGATATACCTTTTTGAAGGAAAAGACATGCGGGTAGGCCACAAAGGCAGAGAACGCGTTGTACGCATAATTAGGAGCAATGAAATTACAGATTTGGAGGCCGGCCCCTATTTATTTATACAAACCAGGGCCAATAAAAACAAATATTATGCTCCAGGCATGAAAACCGTCACTAAAGACTGGGTCCATGATTTAGCGCAAAAAAACGACTGGAGCGTCAGGAAAGTAGCGCGCGAGAAACGGTATGACTAAAGAAATAATATTAAAGTTTACAGAAGATGACGCTGAAGAAATATTTGAGTTAATCAAAAAGATTGTTGCAACAGAAGCTAAGGAGTCAGATGAAGAAGACCAAGAAGATCTCGCTGATCTGTGAGAAGAAGAGGATTTAACATGAGATGTGAGGACGGGATGGTTTCACGGCCGAGCCATTATTCAGCCGGTGAGATTGAGTGCATCGACGCAATGGTTGCAGCCTTTGGTAGAGACAAAGTTGACGTTTATGCCGAAATAGCAGCGTTCAAATATATTTGGCGAATGGACCGAAAGAACACTGAGTCTGCGCAAGACAAGCAAAAAGCCATCTGGTATTTGAGGTTTAGCATGGGAGATGATCCCAGGAGTGATGATGATGGAGTTTAAAGAAGGAATATATGAAGACCTGGACTACCCGACGTATGACAGTATACCGGCATGGCGTAGTCACGATTTAACCGCAATTACCAAATGCCCGTTTTCGTGGAAGTATCGACAGTTTGATAGCGAATCACCGGCGCTGTTGGAGGGTAGAGTGCAGCACACGGTGTTTTTAGAGCACCACAACTTTGATAAAGAGTTTGTAATACAGCCCAACATAGACCGCAGGACCAAGGCCGGCAAAGAAGAGTATGAAGATTTTTTAACGGGTGTTGGCTCGCGCCAGCCGATTAAGCAAGATCTATATGACAACTGCATGGCAAGGCGCGAGGTACTATCTGAGTACATACCAAAAGAATCGGACCATGTAGAGCTGACAATATGTTTCATGTGGAACAATCAGCCGTGCAAAGGCAAGCTCGACTGGCACACTGGCACAGACATTTGGGATCTCAAAACCTGTCGTGATGCCTCTCCGCGTGGTTTTAAGAATGCAATCAACGCTTACAAGTACCACCAGCAAGCCGCATTTTATCTGGCCGGCTGTAGAGCCGTGGGGTTGCCCACAGAAAAGTTTTATTTTTTGGCCCAAGAGAAACCTCACCCATACCCCTATGCTATATATACACTATCAGACGAAGCCATAGCCTATGCTGATGCAAAGAACGAGCAAGCCATGGCTTTGGGCATGGCGTGTAAAGAAAAAGATATCTACCTACCGTACAACCAAACAGGCGTGACGGAGTTTGATTTAGGTGACCTATACTGAAAAAGAAGAGCAAAAGCTGGCTGAGCAAAAGCAGTATTATGCTGCCAGATTTGCTTGGAAGAAACGTAAAGAACGAACGCTCAAGGGCATCAAGTGGGATGCTTGGTTTGAAAAGATGTTTGGTGAAAACTTGTATGTGTATGCAGAAAAGAAGGCCAAAGAAAAAGGGAGCTAGGCTCCCGTTTCATTTTCTTTGATTAGCATCCTGTTTCTCATTTAAACGCATTACTATTTCGCCAACAAGGATTATACCCACGGTGCCGCATAATACTTGCAAGAGATGAATATCAATCATCATCTGGTGTCCTTGTTTCAGTCTTGCATACTGGAAATAGGGCCATATAGTCAGGCCAATGACCGTCGCAAACCATCTTGGCGTAATGCCGTTCTTGGTTTCGCTCATCTTCGAGGCCCAGATTGCCACCGGCCAAGATTAAAATCAACAACGCGACGCCAATGAGCAACCCCTTCCACCGGCTCATTGTGACAAGTAGGGCTGTAGATCTTCTACACACAGGCCATTTTCAAGACTAAAAACACTAACATCGCACTTGCCGTTTTCGATCTTATCTTTAGCAAAATCAATTGAGCAATCGAGGTCTGGGTCAACCATGTACTCGCAAGTGTGGTCTTCTCTTGTTTTTCGTTCAGCATGAGGCAAGTCATACCACGCGATTTGGTATGCCTCCTTGGCGTACCAACTAATTATTTCTGGATGGCCTGACTTAGTGTTGTGCGCTCGAATTTCAAGGTAGTATTCACCGAGATCGTTCAACTCAGCGCACTGATCTGTTTCTAAAAAACACTCGACGCTTCCATAAAAATCTTCAATATGGCTAACATCGATTCGGCTCGGCTTGTGCGCGTCAACGAATTGTTGTGCCGCTTCTGCTACATTCATTTCCTTTTTCCTTCCTTTGGTATGTGAGACATTGTGTCCCGATGCAGAGATAATACCACATATCGTGTCGTTATACATACATTTGTGCAACTTTATGCAATTAAACAGGTATTAAATTAGTCTATGTCCTCGTATAAATGAACGACACGACTTTTATCGTACAGCCAAAAGACCAGAAAGTATCTATCACCACCATCCAGCGCGAGTGCATGGACAGCATGTAGTTTTTTAATTCGTACATATTTGCATATTATTGCATAACTCTATAGAATGTTCTACAAAGCAACCTTTAAAAGAAGACCATGAGCAATATAACAAAAGAGATAAACCCCAAGATCAGGAAGTCTCTGGCGCTGGATGTTCGCACTTACAACATGTTACAAGATATTTGCAACAAGGAACGCAGATCTAAAATAGATCAATTGAAGGTGTTGATCGAGCGCGAGCACAAGGCTCTGGCGATAAACGAAACCAACCAGGCTTCGTAAATGATCAACCTATTTGGCAAAAAGGCAAAAGCCTTGCCTCAATCCTACCAACCCGTCCTGGAAGCAAAGGAAGTTATTACGCTATTTAGCCGGTTAACCTTGCACCACCAGGCTGCTTTGCTGCGCCTTATATCTCGCAATTTGGTAATCAATATAGATGGCGAAAGCCACATGGGATACGAATTTGATTATGATGTTGATGGCGCCATTGTGCTGGCACAAATATCTGAAGAAGAAGATTACGAGCCGCCAGAACCCCAAAAAGACTAACCCCTTTTCTTTCTGCCCGTGCTGGTACGCGGAAAAGATCTATTCCTAGATTGGTGCATTACCCTGAGATTCTTTGGGCTGTTGTTTAAAGGATTTCCGTCAAGATGATGTACATCCATGTCACTGCCTTTCTTAACTCTGCCGCTTTTTTCTAGCTCACTTCTGGCTGCATTTCTCGCAGCGCGTTTTTTCTTTTGTGCTGGTTTGCCGTGATAGTTATCGTACTCTTTGCGGTAATCTCTGGCCA